AAACGGTAGTATTAAATGGAAGCCTTAGAGGTTCTAGTAATGCAGTAACAACAACAGGAATAAATGATGTATTTGAAAGAATAGTAACTTGCGCTCATTCTCAAACAACTACTATTGCAACATTTGCTGCAAGCCCTCACACATCAGCAGGAGCAATAGATGTTGATCGAACTAAATACATTCGAGTAACAAACCTAGATGCAGATGCTGAAATAGAATTGGCAATAGTAACTACTGCTTCAAATTATCAAGTAACAATTACAGCAGGTAATTCTCACATTCTTAGTCAAGGAGCTGCAATTGCTTTAGCAGAAGAAGATACAACTCCTAGTTTTGGAACAATGGAAAATTTAGCTTCTTTACAAGTTAAGCCTGTAGGAGCTTCTTACAATCCAAGAGTTGAAGTATTTGTTGGAGTAGAATAGTGGAAACTGACAATATAGAAAAATACTTAAATAGTTTTGGAAAGCAAGTAGTAAATAGGGCTAAAGGAAGTTTACAAAAAGCAAAGGGAGGCGGAACAGATTTAGAAAGCTCCATTTATTTTAAAGTAAGAAAAAGCTCTAAAGGTTTTACAGTAGAATTTTATATGTCGCATTATGGTCAGTTTGTAGACAAAGGAGTTTCAGGAAATAAAAAGAAAAGAAGTTTTAAGGATTATAATAATAAGACAGTTTCAAGTCCTTATAGTTATACAACAAAACAACCGCCACCAGATATTTTATCTAAGTGGATAAAAAAGAAAGGAATAAAAGGAAGGGATAAAAAGACTGGTAGATTTATTAGCACAATGTCATTAGCCTTTATAATGGGTAGAGCAATTAAAAGAGATGGAATACAGGGAATAAGTTTTTTTCAAAAACCTTTAGGGCTTGGATTAAAACAGTTTGGAAAGCACTTATTGCAAAACATAGAAGAAGATATTATAAACACTATAAATAAAGAAACAATAACACAAGTAACATAATGGCAACACTAATAGAACAGAATCCTTTATATGACCAATTAGTAGTAGGTCAAGATATTATATTTACAGTATCTAATTCAGTAATAGTATCTAATCAATCAAATGTAAAGTTTATAGCTGAAGTGCATATCAGCAATGACTTACCCCCGAACCTTTCAGTCAGCACAGATGTAATAGGTACTTTTAAAACAACGCCAAACAATGCAGGGGTAGGAATATTTAATTTAAGTCCAGTATTAGAAAGTTTTGTAAAGAGCGATAATTTAGCAGGTTTTAATAGCGAATATAAAACAACTAATCAAGGAGATGAATCAGTAGTCCCTATTCACTTAATTGATAAGTATTCTAGAAATCGAAATGCTCTAAGTTATTTAGCTATACAATTTAAGATTGAACACACAGATGCAGATGGTGTTTTAATAACTACTGATGCTGTAAACTCTTTACCTTATAATATATTTAATGGCTATTTAAAATACACTGATATACTAGATTTAGCAGATACTCCATTTACTCAAACAACTGGAAATAATTTTGGTTATCCTATACCGCAAAAATTTACATTAGCTCAAGATTCAGGTCAGTTTCTTACTAACGCTCCAACTACTCAGTATGCTAATATTAATGACTATGGTTCTTTTTCATTTTTAACAATTCAAAGCAAACCAACGAAAATACGATTAGTTTATTATAACTCATCAAATGTTTCAATAGGTCAGGAAGATGTTAATTACACTTTCGCAAATGGAGCTTTACCATACTTAAATGCATCAGCTAGTAAAAGATTATTTTACTTTGGCGGATTCCCTGCTAATTTAAGAAACTGGAGCGCAACCTTTAACGCTTTAGTAACAGCAGGAACTATTGAAGGAGGGTATTATACTGTAGAACCTTTATTAGGCGCAGCAACTAATTTTGGTCAAAAATATACAATCAATGTTAATTGCCCAAATACAAAAGGCTTCGAATCTATAAGGCTATGTTGGTTAAATCAATGGGGTGCTTGGGATTACTATACTTTCACTATGAAGTCATCTAAGACTATTTCAACTAAAGGCAGTACATACCGACAACTTGAAGGAACTTGGAACGAATCAACATATAAAGTAAATGGATTTAAAGGAGGTAAAAAGGCATTTAGAGTAAATGCAACAGAAAAAATAACTATGAATACAGACTTTGTAAATGAATCAGAAACCGAATGGTTTGAGGAGCTTATTAATAGTCCTGAAGTATTTATATTAGAAGGCTTTCAAAGTGATTTGCAATTTTCAGGAGCTTTAACAATACCTGCTATGAATCAATACGTTACACCAGTAAGACTTACAACTTCTAGCTATACTAAGAAGACTATTGCTAATGATAAAATAATGCAGTACACATTTGAAGTTGAAAAAAGTAAAACGCTTAGAACACAAGCAGTATAATGAGCGTTCAATTAATAGTATATCCGCAGAGTTATAATGGAAGTTATAATGCTGTAGCAAGTTCATCTACTGAATTTTTAGTTAATGGTATTAATTTTAATAACTTAGTAAATACTGGAACTTATCAAAGTGCAGCGAATCCACCTTATCAAGATGTTTTAGACAATGCTCCTGCATCTATCTTAAATACTTGGTATAGATTTAGATTAGATGGTGTTGTAGCTTACCCTTCAGTTTCAGCAGGAAGTTTAGTTTTAAATTCAATAAGCGGAGCAAGTTTTGTAGGAGTTTATCAAAGGCTATCAAATCTTACAATAGGTACTCAATATACTATTACAATAAATTTAAGCGTAGCAACAACTGGTCTTTTTATAACTCAAATATCAGATGGAAATACTATATATGGCGGAACTACTCACGACCCTACATTAACTCAGTCTACAAGTACTTTTACAGCTCAAACAACTGACAGTACAATAATGCTTGCTTATTATAATACAGTAGTTTCTACAGCTAATATTACAAGTTTATCAATTCAGCCTGTAGTTGGCGCAGTACCTTCAGGAGCTTCTAATGTTTTAGATAATGGGCAAGTAATTGTAGACCTATATGAAGATGAAGATTTACCTCTAACATTGTCGGTAGATAACTTTAAAAATGTAGCTGAAAAAGTACAATCATATTCTAAGGCTTTTAAACTTCCAGCAACAAAAAGGAATAATAGAATATTTGACCAAATGTTTGAAATAACAAGGTCTTATGATGGTGTTATATTTAATCCTTATAAAAGAACACAATGCGTTTTAAAGCAAGATGGTTTTATTTTATTTGAAGGCTTTTTAAGACTTATAGAAGTTACAGACAAAGAAGATGAAATAAGTTACAATGTAAACTTGTATTCAGAGGTTGTAGCTTTAGCAGATTTTTTAAAAGACAAAACTATTGCTGATATAAATTTGGATGAATTAAATCATCCATATAATAAAACGCAAATCAAGTATAGTTGGAATGATGGTACAACTGGCATAACATATTCTAATCCTAATACTTCAGGTTTTAGAGATGCATACCGAACAGTAAAATATCCTTTTATTGATTGGACACATCAATATACTTTAGATGGCGATGGCAAGCCTGAACTACCTAATTTAGAAAGTTCATTTAGACCTTTTATTAATGTTAAGTATTTAGTAAACAGAATATTTCAAGATTCACCATTTACATATACTTCAGAATTTTTTGATGCTGATGACTTTGGGAATTTATATATGGACTTTAACTGGGGAGGCACAACAATGCCAGTAGACTCTAATACATTTTCTGCAAGTTGGAGATATTCAGGAACTCCATACCCTGGAGATGGTTCTTTTCAGATATTGCCTTTAATACCTGAAACGCTTGCAGGAGGTTTTCCAGGTTCAGTTGTTCCACCTAATTATAATACTTCAACTTATATTATAACAGCAACAACAGATAATGAAATTTATGAAATTAGTTACAGATGGATATTTGAAACAAGTTTATCTAGCGGATCTGGAGTTGGTCAATGGGTTCATACTGAAGCAGGAGGTACTGTTAATATTATTAATAATGCTAATTTTGGAATTAGTTCGCTCTTTGGTCAATATTCTGGTAATTTAGTAATTGCTTTAAATACTGGAGATACATTACAAGCACAATTTAATTCAGCTGCTACTACTCAATTAAAACAATTAGCAGTAAGTCAATGTACGTTTGTTGTTTCAAGTGCTACAGTAACTTCTAGTACACTTTTAACTTCTAGAGGTGAAATAAAACAGTGGGAATTTTTAAAAGGATTTATTACAATGTTTAACTTAGTTACGCTTCCTGATGAGGACAATCCGAATAATATTAAAATTGAACCATATCAAGATGTATTCATAAATAGTGCAAGCAGCGTTCAATTAGATTGGACTGACAAAATAGATGTTTCAGAAATGAAATTAAATCCTTTAACAGATTTAAAGAAAGATACTATTTTTAAATTTGTAGAAGATGATGATGACTATAATATTAATCAGTATAAATTTGCAACAAATGGTTATATGTATGGAAGTCAAAAATTTCAAGCAGGAAATGAATTTAATATATTAGAGGGAGAAGAAGAAATAACTGCTGAACCATTTGCAGCTACAATGGTTAGACCTTTAATGACACAATATTTTGATTTAATTATTCCTACAATTTATTCAATGGATGACAGCGGAGTTTGTGAGCCTTTTGACAATGCGCCACGAATACTTTATAATAATGGAGTAAAAGATTCAGGAACTTCTTATGATATACCTGCACAAAATGGAGTTGCAGGAAGTGCAGCAGAAACAGACTTTTTGCAGTTCAGTCATTTATCAGATATTCCTACAGTAGTTACAACGCCACCTGCAACATCAGACACTAGAGATTTTCATTTTGGCATATGTCAATTAGTTAATGGATTAGGAACGCCAACTGCTAATAATCTTTTTAATATGTATTGGCTTCCGTATTATTCAGAGCTTTATAATCCTGATACAAGAACTATGGTCATTAAAGTAAATCTAACTCCTGCTGACATTAATACTTTCAAGTTCAACGATACAGTCTATAT